CCAGAAGTTGCTAGAGACAGTAAAAACAATTCGGCAATCTGCTAGAGATAGCGCATTAGCCTATGCCGCAAAGCATGGGTTTGTAGCACCGCCGCGAGAGGAAAGATCACCGGCTGAGCTGCGGAGGCTCTAGCATGCGACCTCTATTAATCACTATTTTTTTACTAGGCTCAATCCTACTGGTATCAGCCAATGATTCAGAGCTAGAGCGGGATGCAGATCAGAACTATTGCGAAATGGTTGCTCTCTACGAGCAATCAAATGGCGATCTAGGATGGCCAGATTATAAAAATACATATCAGGGGTGTAAATAACATGCGTACATTAACCAGTTTAAATATCCACGATATTGTGGATATAGATATTAAGACTGAAGTTCTTAATACAAAAGACAGGCAATTCACTGTTAGTAAATATAGGTTTATAGATAGGGAAGGAAACGTATTTACTGTTAATGCTTTTTTGAAAGAGGAGCAGGATAAATGAGTGCAGAGATTACAAAAATTTTAATGGAAAATATGCCCGAATTGATTACAGACGATAAAGTTGAGCCGACAGAATTAATACTAGATATTGTATGGCGGCACTTGCGAAATATTCAGCCCGACTTGTTAGAGGTGGCTATCGGTGACGATATAGAGAAATTTGATAATCTTATCTACGACTTAGCTGATCACCAGTGGATTTCTACCGCTAAGGATATTCAGAAATTTACGCTCCAAAGATTACGCGCAGTAGCTTATGAAACGATCATGGGCTACGAATCATCAATTTTAAACGCGCACCATTGCTTATGATGACCTCAATTGCTTGTATTGCTATGGCTATCTACTTTGAGGCTCGTTCAGAGCCTTTAGAGGGGCAGGTAGCCGTAGCTAATACGATAATCAATAGAGTTCACTCCCCTGACTACCCAAACACTCCCTGCGAAGTTACTCAGCAAGCTAAGTATTGGGCAGGGCATCCTATTCGCCATCAATGCCATTTTTCTTACTGGTGTGATGGAAAACCTGAAACGATTGACGATGAAGAAGCATATACCTTGGCTTTATCAATCGCTATCCACGCGGAAACAACCTTGGTTGATGTTACTGATGGTGCAGTATTTTATCATCGTGATGATGTGAAACCATTTTGGTCGCAAGGCTTGAATGTTAAACGCAAGATAGGTAGACACATATTCTATAATAACAGGGATTAGGGCATGAATGAGACTGAGCGCGTACAAAATCAAACTACAGATGAATGGATTAACGAATACAACGGCATCAAACCCTTTAATCACATGACCATTTTGCCAGATGGCTCTGGGCAAATTACTGGACTCATTGCGGAAAAAGAGTTTGCGCTTTTGCTAATCGAAGAGGGAATTACCTTTAAATGGTGCGGGTCTGACAAAGGTCCGTATGATTTTGTCATAAAGATTAATGGTGAAATAATAACTCTGGACGTAAAGTGTAAGAAGCGAAATGTTAAGCCATCTAGTCAATACGATGCCCATGTAAATTCTTATCAAAAAAATTACGACTGTAGAATATATGTTTTTTCTTCAATGACTGATGATGTAGTCACTTTTATGGGTTGGTGTGGGAAAAAAGAGTTTTGGAATAAGGCAAACATCGTAAAAAAGGGAGAGAAAGACAGTGAGGGATTTGCTGAAAAAATTGAGTCTGGGAAGATTAAATATAATCAGCTTAGGAAAATGTCAGATTTTATTGAAATAGCAAAGCGTAATAAGAAACCGCAAATGTAGTATTCTAAAATCAAGATTGGTAGGCATATTTTTTATTAATCAAGGGGTGAAATTAAAAATTAATAGCACCCCCAGTTAGGAGAAGCTATGACTCAAGAAATGCAGGTACTCAAGCACATAAATCGATATGGCAAAATAACTAGCATGAAAGCATTCCAGAAATACGGAATAACTCGGCTTGCAGCTAGGATTTATACCTTACGCAAGAAAGGCTACGCGATTAAAACTGCGACAAATAGAAATGGCAGAGCAGGATATGCTATCTACTCAATAGGCTAGCCTTTTTTAAAAAAACTGATACACTTCACCCCTAGCTTGAGGCTAAAAGCAATCACTGGGGGTGAATGTGTTAAAGATAGAATATGTCGCTACGGACGACTTAATACCGTATATCAACAATTCACGCACTCACTCTGAGTCGCAAATTAAGCAAATCGCTGCCTCTATTAGCGAATTCGGCTTCACTAATCCTATTCTTATTGACGAACAGAACACCTTGATAGCAGGTCATGGCAGACTGCTAGCAGCTGACTTTCTTTCGCTTAGTAAAGTTCCATCTATCCAATTAACTGGTCTTACAGACGAGCAACGTCAGGCATACGTTATTGCGGATAACAAACTGGCATTAAATGCTGCATGGGACGAAGAGATGCTAAAGCAGGAGATAGAAACCCTGCAAATGCTAGATTTTGATATAAGTTTCATAGGTTTTAATGTTGATGAATTAGCCTATATGCTTAACAGTGATGATGACCTTGATATAGATATCACAGAGGAAACATATAAAGAAAATCAAAACTTTTTGATTAAATGCGAAACTATTGAGGAAATGGAGCAACTTCAGGGCTTTTTGCGTTCAAAAAAAACCGAAATTGCCTATAAAGAATTTGAAAAACTAATGGTTAAAAGATGAGAATTTTTTGTCAGATACCACATCCTACGGGAAATACCATATCTGCTTACATAAAAAACGCTATATGGATTAATAAAGTCTTAGAAGATAAAGGACATAAAGTTGATGTTTTCTATTCTAATACTCAAGAAAGAATCAATCCTAGCGTTCAGTATGACCTTTTGGTATCACATTATGGTTCTGCTTTTTTTAGACCTCATAAAAAATTAAAAGCATTGTTTGTTAATAATAATTCGCCTTATATATGGATTGCCAACGAATACGATGTAGCTCCAAACTCTTTTTTTAATAATCAATTAAAGGAAAGACCATCGTATATTTTAGCCAATTATGATTTTATTAATAAATTTAAATCTGTTAAAAACAAGGTAACAAAAAATTTAAATCTTATACTTTTCAATGAGTTTCAGACTGTTAAAGAAAAAAAGTATGACCATATTTACTTTGGAACTCATAGACCAGATAGGAAAAAATATCATGGTATATATTTAAAAAAGAATATTTATCTTTCTTGTAAGAATAAAAACTCTATTGAATTTAAAAAAGATGGCAGCACTTCACCCTTAATTAAAGAATTGGACATTAGCAGAGGTGATTTGAGTCTTTTTAGATTTAGCTTATATATTGAGGATGTTTCAACTCATACAAGATTTAATAATTTATCCAATAGATTCTACGAAAACATTGGAAGCAATGTAGTAACTCTGTTTGACATAAACTGTTTGCCAAATATAAAAAAGGCAGGTCTTGTTGGATATGAACCTTTTATTGTTTCTTGTAATGAAGATTTAAACAATTATTCTGCTGATAACTATGAAGAATTGATGAGTCTGCAAATGAAGTGGAAGATTGACGCTATAAACCAAAGATTGAATCTTGAAAAAGATATTGTTTTATTTTTTGAGAATGCTTGCGAAAGCAATAAGGATAGTCAATGAAAGTGGGCAATCAAGGTGACGGTGGTGGAAGACCCGCTACAGAATTTGACCAAAATCAAATAAATCTGGTAGAGAAACTCGCCGCAGTATTAACAAAAGCCCAATTATCTGATTACTTTGGTATATCGGAAACTACTTTTAGGGCAGTGGAAGAGAGACAGCCTGAGGTTTCTGATGCCTATAAAAAAGGAAAAGGCAAAGCTATAGCAAGCGTGGCTAGTAATCTTGTAAACCAAGCGCAGAACGGTAACACAACTGCGGCTATCTTTTACCTTAAGACTCAAGCGGGTTGGAAAGAGCAAGACACAACCACAATATCTACTAACGAAAACAACATCATACAGATAGTCCGTGCAACTAAGCCTGACTGAGCCACAAGAAGAGTTCCTATGCTCCGAAGCCAAGTATCCTGCTCTAGTCGGTGGGCTTGGTAGTGGAAAGACAGTAGCGGGAATATCTAGGCTTATCTGCCTG